TTTCTTAGCCAGTCTCTGCACGGCCCGTCTTGCACCCGCATCTGTCTTCGCAAAGCCCTCACGAACCGGAACCATCCGCGCACCAGTCTCATGATAGGCGGTAGCCAGCCCATAAGCAACGTGCCTGATATCCACGACATCTTGCTGCATCGCCGCTTCCAGTAGTCCTTCCATACCCGCAACTTGTTTTACGGATAGGCTTGTCCCAAATACTCCGGAACTTTTCTTTCTCAATTCAGTGTAAAATTTACTTTTATCCATTACGTTTCCTCTCTCTTAAACGTTTTCTAATCCACAGGAATGCGGGTCCAATTACCACCACCCCTGCCACCATCACCCCTGCCATAGTAGGGGATACTTCTGCAACGCAGCGGCCCAGAGCAAGGTCACCCTCGAGGCTCTTTTCCACTGCGTCATGCGCAACACAACAATGCAGCCACTCGTCCTCAGTGCCGCCCATCCAAGTGGGCCAGCCGTTAATCCAACGAGTGCATACATTATCGGGTAGCATTATACACCTATGATTTCCGCTTTACGCTCGGCGGTAAGTTTACCTAAAGCAACAACTGCACTTAGCCCTGCATCCACATCAGGATGATCTAGCCAAACACGACCCGCAAGTGCCTCGTCATACCAAAGTTTTACCTGCGCACTAGATTGCGTCAATCCCACAATGTCTAGTTTTTCTTGAGGAGTAAAGCGGTCCATGAAATCACGCGCCTCAATTGTTCGTGCCTGCCGTGCAGCGTACACATCTGCTTGGTCCACATATGGAGTAATCTCCACAGTATCCGCATCAATCGCCAGCACACGATTAATCTCAGTGAAATCGCGATCTCCGAAATCATGACGGCCTATCATGAGTTGTAAGTGGCGCTGATTATTAACGATAGCTGATTGCGGGTCAGGCGAATACTGTGTTCCCGCGATCACGCCATCAATCACGTCTACACTATCCAGCATTGCCGAGTGAATATTTGTCAACTGTTCTTCTGTCATTTTACATTCCTAACTTATGTTTGAGGTATTCATTTTGCTCTTCTAGCGCGTCCACCTTATTAGACAACTCTTGAATAGCTTTGACCATTACGGGGAGTAGGTTACCATACTTAGCTTCAAGCTTTTCAGGATTACTTTCGTAAACCAGATCAAGCACACCCTCTGTCGCATCGTTTAACTCTTTCAAGTCCTGCGCAATGAAGCCAGCTCGACGCTTACCTTGTCTTGCATCGTTTTCCTCTGGGTCACGAACGTCCCAAGTAAACGAAACAGGTTTAGTCTGATTGAGAAAATCCAAGCCAAACTCTAAATCACGCTTGTCTTTCTTGTCGCGCCCATCTGATAACGCGGTGATGGAAGTTTGTTGACAACGTAATGATGAGATCGAGCCACTGCCTAATGTAAACTCGTTACTTACAGTCGCGGATGAAGCTCCAGACGCGTAGCCGATGACAACATTATTTGAGCCTGTAGTAATGTTTGCACCAGCACCACGGCCTATTACGGTATTGTATGCACCTGTTGTAACATTAACCCCCGCATGAAGGCCCATACCAGTATTACTACTACCTGTAACACTATGTAAGCATTGGAAACCAATTGCGGTTAGTTCGTTGCCTACTGTGTTATAATAGCACGACTGAAAACCTACTACCGTATTATTAACACCTGTTGTATTGTTGGTAAGCGTTTGTGCTCCCAAGGCCACGTTCTGATAACCAGTCGTATTAGCGTACAGTGCACTTAAACCTATCGCCTGATTGTGATGACCAGTCGTACTATTGTGCAAAGACTGATAACCGAATGCTTCGTTGTTATAGCCCGTAGTATTATTATGTAGTGCGCGATAGCCAAAGGCAGAATTGTTTGCGCCTGTAGTGTTCAGGTGAAACGACCAAGAACCGACAGCAGTGTTATGGCCTGACGTGGTTGAATAATAGCCAGTCTGGAAACCTATAAATGTATTATGCACAGCAGTTGTTTGATTATTGCCAGCACTTACACCTACAAATGTGCCATAACTTCCTGTCGTATTACTTGTGCCCGCGCTTACACCTACCGCTGTATTTTGTTGGCCTGTGGTGTTTGCCGTTAAGGTGCTTGGACCAACAGCGGTATTGTTTGCGCCTGTTGTACACGCATCCAAAGAATAATTACCTATAGCAGTAATATTACTTGCCGTTGTAGCCGATGTTGCCGCTGTATAGCCTATACCAATGTTGTTCACACCAGTGGTACAAGCGTAAAGCGCATTGTAACCAACACCAATATTTCCAGTACCTGTAAAACTATATAGTGCACCTTGACCAATTGCTATGTTGTATCCGCCAATGGAGTTCTCGTGAAGGGCTGTCATCCCCATTGCCACATTGCCATAACCTGTCGTTAACGCACCACCAGCCGCATGGCCTACTAAAGAGTTACTAGAACCTGTTGTTAGTGCGTCGCCAGCATTTGCACCAAACACAGAGTTTTCCGTCCCTGTTGTTGCTGCTGATAGAGCGGAATGTCCAAATGCAGAGTTACCTGTACCAGTGGTAATCTGTCTACCCGCATCATAACCCATCAATGTCATAGAATGCGCAGTTGTTGCGTATTGACCAGTACGATAGCCAACTGCGGTTACCGAACCCCCTGTGTGAGTTTCTAAGGAATTGTTGCCAACAGCTACAGAATTACTACCAGTGATATTAGCTCCTAAAGCACTAGCACCAACAGCAACGTTACGGCTTCCTGTAGTTATTGCATCTAAAGTATACGCACCAATTGCCACATTCCATACAGAAGTTGTAGAAGCATAACCAGTACGATAGCCTAGGCCAACATTGCCTGTACCTGTGCTGGTATTAAAGCTTTCAACACCTGCGTGAATGGAAGTATCGTCATTTCCTAGCGTGACATAACTTGCCGTGTCTGAGCTCTGTGCGTTCTGTGCCGAAACCAGTGCCTCAGCAGCACTAGCAGCAGCGGCCAGCGCGTTTGCAGATGCGTTCTGCACGGCAGTCAGGTTTGTAGAAATCTCACCGATTTCCGTTTCAAGTCCAGCCACTGTAGTAATATTTGCAGCGATCGGGCCTAGCGTCTCAATGTGTGATACCACTGGACTTAGTGCTGTTATCTCAGTATCTAACCCTGCCACCGTAGTAATGTTCGCGGCGTTTCCATGCACCCCAACAATCTCAGTCGTGATTGCCGCCACATTATAAAGGTTAGTATAGAACGTATCGTAATCCGTAAGTGTCACACCAGTCGGAACAGTGATTGCGCGATCAGATTTTTCCGCTACCTGCTGCACTTGCATAACCACGCGATCCAGCTGCTGCTCAACTGTTTCGGGGTAGAAACCACCTTGGTTGTTCAGAGTTGTTTGCTGATCCAACGGCACAATCCGCTCGATGATAAGCTTCTTAGTTGCGGCGAGTGGTTGCGCGCTATCATCTGTATATGTAACTGTACCGCCCGCATCATCACCAATCCCTGTTACAGAGTATTGCGATGCGGTCAGCACTTCTTCTGTATTATCCGCGATAGTCAGTAGTGTAACCACCAACTCATCAGCGTCATCAATCCGAAACGTGTACGGGAAAACCGTAGTCGATCCATTACCTGTGGCAATCGCTACGTTTGTGGTGGATGAAATAGTCATTTTTATCTCCGTGAGTCAGGAACGCCGTCTTTGACTGCTTCCTCAATTTCAGTAAACAGTGATCGTAACCACCATAAATTTTGATAGGGTAACAACTTTCTGGATTGACTAACAGTTGCATCCGTGGGTTCATCTGCGCCCATAGCTACTCTGAGGGACGTATCGGCCAAGTCAAAGCTTGGTCCCATGACGTCTGATATAATACCTTGCCCCGTGCGGTTTTTGACCGGCCTACCCGCAAACGTTGCGTATGGTGAAGTGGCGGGAAATTTTGAACCGATTGCTTGTGCCTCAGCGAAAATACCAAGGAGACCCGAGTTGTATAATGCGTTGTCTGCCCACTCTGCAATTGAGGCATTTTCCATACTTTCCTTGTATTTACCGCCGATTAGTTGTGCCCTAATATAATACGAAAGCGCGCCAAATGCAAGCGAAACTAGAATACCATTGACCACAGCCATATCGCGCTGTTGCATACCTGCCATCACCACTTTCTGAGTACTAGACATAGTAAACGATCTGAATTGGCCTATTAGTTTAAACGCCAATGAGGATGAGTCCATCCATAGCGGGCGTTCAACTCCAGGTGTGATAATGGTATCATCAATCTCACTCACGAGTGCGGCACGGTAAGCGCGGAGGGCGTCTTGGTCTGTCCACTTTTCAGTATTGGGTAGCCAGACGCCATTCACCTGCCCTCCGCCCCCGTTCGCCGAGTCGATCTCCGCCCACATGCGTTGGGCCAATTCTGGATTGATACCGACCGACGCAAGTTTCTCCCTCACCTTATCAATGTTCTTACCGCCCTTGGCCATGACCTCGAGGCCGCGTACCAGTTCCGCATTCGCCACAACGGACGAGAACTGTTTAAGCGCGGAGTTCCATACGTCGAAGCCACCGACTAACGGAGCACCCATACGGTTAGCGCCATAGTTCAGCGCCCGTTCAACGCCTGTCCCGCGCCCGTAGTCATCCATGATATCGGCCATCTGCGCAGCCCGCGTGTGTAGCAAGACGTCAAGCGCGGTCCCTGCCATTTTAGCTTCGTGCATGGAAAGTTTCACGGTACGGAAGTTGGAGATGAGCGGAATGAAGCCGTCGCGGAAAGTACTCACGAGGCCGTAACGGAAGACTGGACGGGCCAGATCGGGAATGGAACTGATCATTACCGAACCCATAAAACGCAGGGTATTGATGTTCATTGCTACGCGTGTAAGGCGAGCGGCTGCACCTGTTGGATTATCAGGGATACCCCATGTGTGACGAAGCCGTGAGATGACTGCGCTGATATCGTGTTTAGCGCTTTCGAAATCTTTATTGATCTGATCGCGCTGACCAACAGGAGTATCCGCCATCTTCTTTTCGTACTCTTCAGTCAGGCGCTCAAACCATTGTGTACCTGTGCTATCGCCTAGCTTACGTGTGAGTTCGATATCCGGCCCAAGCGTCCGAAGATATCTCGACATGAGTATTTCAATGTCGTTCTCAAGGAACTCTTCGATCTCGGTGGAGTTGATGTTAAGAACGCGGCGTAATTCAGCTCCTCTCTCCTCGACGAGGATATCACGGGCTGGTAAACGGTTATAGGTTCCGAGGATTTTATGCGCGGTTTCTTTTGCGCGGTCCATCGCTGCAGTACCCGTGTCAAACTTGTTAAGATCGAAATCCGCATCTTCTACTCCCATCAATCGTAGTTCATCTGAGGTTGTTAATTTGTTACCAAGAATAGCCTCATCAATCGCTTTCATCCGCGCATTGACTGTCTTCTTTGCTTTGACTTCTTCCACCTGGTCCAATATCTTGGTACGGCGTTTGGCCTGAGTCCTGATCTTCTTGTTCTCTGAGCTGATGGCCTTTTCATATTGGGCACGAAGTTCAAGTGTATCGGGTGCGTCGAAGGCCTGTTTCTCAAAGTTGAGGTCGTCTTCAGTTTGGCGCATTTTATTGACTCGTTTTGCGATATCGGCCTCAAGCTTTTGCTGATAGTTGTCAGCCAGCTTTTCCACAAATTCAGGGAACTTCTGCTCAATAACCTCATTACGGAAAACACGATTTAGATACTCCTCATCTCCTACCAGTCCTTCAGGTAGATTGTCAAACATTCCAACGTTCTTAGCCTCTTCGAATAGGGGCGTGTAGAATTCACTGCGAAGGCGATCCGCTGCCATACGAGCCGCTTTACTCCCTTTGAACTCTCCGCCCTGACGCATTGCACGAGAGACCTCAGTGTTGAACTCCTTCCTCGACTTAGGTCCACGGCCCTTATTAAGCTCAGTCCGCCATGCTACATATTGATCATCCAGCATACTTAACCCATCATAGAGTTTCTTATGGTGGATTTTAATACGTTGCTCCACGGTTCCGCCTACGCTAGACGCTACGCCTTTTACGTTTTCCGCGAGGCGAAGACCTGCCGTACTCAGTTGCGCCATGAAGTGACGGGCCGTTTCAAGAGTCTTATTCTGCAATTGGCGCGTCACAGGGCTAAGCTTGACAAGGCCTGGGATTTGCGGTCCCTTGAGTTTACCGGCGGGTGGGGACTGAGAGGAAGCCGCGCCACCCGCCACTCCACGCGACGATCCAAAGGCATCGGTGGAGCGCTCAAACTCAGGCGACGTATCCTGAGCGAGCGAAGTTAAATCATCTGTTTCTTTCTGGCCATTCTTGAGGATATCGGCCCACTCAGGCTGTTCAAAGATTACGTCCTCTAATTGGGCTAATGCAGCGGATCGTGCGGCCTGTGCTTGTTTAGCGGCCTTGTATAGTTTCTTGGGATTGAAGCCCTCAGCCTTAGCTTTGGCGAGACGCAGTTCTTCTGAAATCTCCTCGGCCAGATCGCGCAACTTGAAGTCTTCCTGCAACAGGCGCTGGCGTAGGCGCAATGTCTCGGGCGTCTCTTCAACCGCGATTTCATCAGCAGCCTTCTGTGCAATCTTCTTACGCTTACCAGTAGCAGACGCAGCCTTAGCATCAGCCCGCTCCTTAGCACCAAACTTCTGTTCGTCGATCTCCTTTTGTAGAACCTCTTTAGAACGGAGAATGCGGTCCCGCGCTGCGAATAGTTCAGGGTTGTTACGCTTAGCGACAGTCTCCGATACCTCGCTAATATCCATCTTCTCAAACGCTGCGATCTTAGTGTTGGCCGCTTCCAGTCGTTTGGTCGCTTCCGTGAGGCGCGCATCCAGCTCAGGCAAGTTCTGTCTCACCGTATCAGCAATCTCGTCGTATCGCGCTTTCAACACGCCCTCGTCCACATCAGAACGAACAACGGCCTCAGCATAACGACCCGATACCTCTTGGGTCTCTGGCGATACGAATTTATATGAGGGCTGATCGGGGGCCGCGATTGGGGAGGTTGGTATGGGCGACGACACGCTGTCATAAGCCATACCCCGCTCAAGCGCTTCCTTCTCCGCTTTGGAGAGACGTCCGACCCATCCGCCCAACAATGAGCCAATGACTACACTAGTACCAATCGCAAGACCTGTTTCTGTGCCAGACCGATCCACTTGGTTAGCTTGTAGCGCGCCCTCTTGCAGACCTGCACCCAACAGGCCGTAACCCGCACCAACGGCAAAAGCTCTCGCCCCACGTGCTTGACCAATCAGCGGAATGAATGAGGTTGGGCTAACAATACTGGACGCAATAGCCGCCGCATAGCCAGGCCACCCCGCACGAGAAATAGTTTGCTGGTCCTCGCGTTCCTTAGCAATACGCCCTAGCACGTAATCGAATTCTTCCGCGCTTTCCACCTCGTTCAGAGACTTGTTCGGGTTAAGGATGAAGTTAGGATGCTTGGCCAAGGCCTCGGATAGGGAGAAATCTGGATCAGGTTTAAACACAGGTTGCGTAGAGCCAGCCCATACATTGTAGATATCGTTTTCAGAACGGATCGCCGCACCCACAACCTCGTCGAATGTGCTAGCCTTTGGAGCCGCTGGAGGTGCGATAGCTGCGGGAGCGTTTGGTGTTACTCTATGTGGGATACGTGCCATTATCTAGCCCCTCTTGGTGACTTCTGTTTCAGTTTACGCTTTTGGATTTTACGGCGCAACGCCTCGACTTGAACATTTAGCTGATCCAACTCCTCGTCAAGTTCAGGCGGGAACGTGCGGCCAGGTTGTACGAACGGGCTGGTCTTCATCTGCTGTAGTTCTTTCTGTCGTTCGATCATGCGTTCTTCAGTCGCATTACGTTCAATGATAGCCGAACGCTTCTTTAAGAACTCATCAGTGATCTCGCCCCGCCATCTGTCCTCTTCATATGTCAACACGCCATCAATGACAGTGACAACGCGGTAAGATGGAAGATCGCCAGATGTATTTTTGCGGTGCGCGTCCACTTCCTGCGCAGTCTGTTTATCGCTAACCAATTGATATTGGATATCGCCGAATAGTTCAAAGTCTTTACGGATGGACTCATTCATCCATTCGAAGCTACCATCGACTGACGGGTAATATTTTGAGGGCGGGTGTTTCATGAAGACAGGCATACCGACCTCAGTCTTCGCCCAATTCCGTTCAATCTGTTTTAAGGCGATCGCAGCGGCCTTGTCTGGATCAAGTACGGTTTGATAGGCTTTCTTAAACTCAGCCGAGAACTCATCGTACAGGGCGATCTGTGTGATAGGCGCAGTGCCATCGTGATCAGGATTGAAGTAGTACAGCCCGTCAATATGATCCTTGACAAACTCAGTACCATAATCTTCCTTAAGCAGCCGTTCCGCCTCTTTCGTGCGAGCCTCGCTAACCATACGCTTGTCAGGATCACGTGCATTTTTAAACGCGGCTTCGGCCTGTTCTGGTGTTAGGATAGCTTGGTTCTCGCGCCATTCGTTTAGACGTCGGTACTCGTCATCCGTGGTTAGAAGTTCAACCTGTTCAGGCGCACGATCGGCAAGCTCAGCCAACATCTCATAAGCGTACTTGGAAGCTTCATAATCGTTACTAGCTGCCATCGCGTTAAGCTGTGACATGAGGTTAGGTGCGATGAATTGCTGTTGCTCTGCGAGGGCGATAGCTTGTTGTGCGACCTCTTCGTCCTGTTCTTGTACGCCCTGAAGGATACCCGATTTCTTAATGAAGGCGTTGGCCCCGTTCTTATCGTCGGCTGAGTCCTGTGTGAAGAAACCGCCATCCGTAGCCTTTTGTACGTATGAATTATAATCACTGTCCTCGGCGTCTTTAGAGTTCAGGTCGTTCATGACTTTATCGTAGTCGGTGAACTCACTCAGAATACCCGAGGCCCGCGCCGCTTCGATTTCTGCACGCCCAGCTGTTCCGTCCGAGATACCAAACCGCAGCGCGTTAATCGCCGCATCTTTCTCAGCCTTAGCCGCAGCCAATTCCGCAGCCTGTGCGCCAGCAATTTCCTTAGCCGCATCCTCACGGTGCGCCCTGCGTTGTTCCAGTGTGACAAGGGAGAAACGCGGGTCCGTGTCGATGCCATTGATAGCTCGACTGCGGCCTCGGTCATAAGCGGCTTTGAAGTCAGCATTGGCCGTATCTGCACTCTTAGACGGTCCCCAAAACGCGGGTGAACCGCCGCCAACGTGGATGCCCCAGCCATAGTGTCCGATACCAGTAAACCCTGCCGCCGCCATCGCTTCAATAGTACGGGCGTATAGTTCAGGATCATCTCCAGGTCGAACGTCTTTACCGTTCCGCGTCAGCACGAAGTCAGAAGTGTGTCCAACACCTGATCCGTCGTGGTCATGGCGAGTGGAGCCAGTACGCTTAAGTGGACGCCCTTGAGCATCCTTTTCGCCTTTCATTGGCTGAGCGCCTGATGTAATCTTAATGCCCACATTCGGATCAACCATTGCCATTGTAGCGGAGATTTTAGCCACGTAATCTTGTGATACAGGTTTAGATCGCGTCTTACCTCCCAACTCGTAGGTGACGTTTGGCGCGGTCCAATAACCTTGCGCGTCCTGTCCCAGCTTAACTTTATTATAGTCTGGCGCAGAGTAGCCCATTGCGGCCTTAGCGACAATTGCAGCCTCTTGCTGGCGTCGTTCGGGGTTAGAGTCCAGAACAGAGATGGCGTCGCTCAGCGCGTTTAAATCGCCAGACTTCGCGGCCTTCACCACTGAGTTAGGAAGCGAGCCATAGTTCCATGCGAGGGAAGCAAGAACGCCTTTAACTGAGTTAGGCATTCCGTCATATGTAGCGGCGCTGATTTGCGTCTTTACGCGCGGAATGAACTCATTATCAAGGCGGTAGATCAGAGTCCGTTCCGCATCCGCTTTCGTGATGACAGTATTTTGCGTAACCTTTTCAATACGCCCGTCATCGCGAACGACTGTATCGGAGCCGTAACCAACACGCCATGACTCAAATTGGCCTGTACTTGCGCGGGTGTCAGCGTAGGCGTTAGTGCGGAAACCCTCAGTAGCGCGGATGATGTTTAGCGCTTGTTCAGGTGCCTCAGAGTGATTAAGCTCCATCTCCGCCTTGACGGATTGTTTATAGTCTATTGAGGATAATTCAAGATCAAGCTTGTACGCGGCCTCAGCTTTGTCTAGTTCGCTAAGGTCCGTGTTCAGGATAACTTCCATCACATGCTTCTTAGCTTCTTCGCGAGACCAGTTCCCTTCACCGAAACCGACCACGGCAGTATTATGCGCTTCACCAATTGCGTCGGTGAAGAAGGCATCTTCCTGCTCGAGGCCAAACTTAAACTCGTTAAGCTTTGCGGTTTCGGCTATGGCCCCAGCCCGTGCACGGAAACTTTCTTGGATCGAAGGATCAAGACCTGAGATGAACTCATTCGTCATGTTAGTGATCACGGCTTCACTGATCTCGAAATGATTGCTTTGCGCGGGATCAGTCTCACGACGATTTTCGATTAACGTGGTTTGCAGCTTGGTATTGAATTCCTGCAATTCTACCAGCCCGTCAGTGGTCTTAACCTTCTGTTGACGCGCGTCATACCCTGCACCCATCTTGCCAATGGCGCCAGCGAAGTTCTGCATAGCGCGGCCAATCCCTGCACCGAATGCTTCCGGCGTAGCGGCTGACACGTTAAAGTGTGCAAGAGGAGTGTTAGAGATGCCAACACTAGTTGTAGTCGGTGATGGAATTTTCATATTGCTAACAGTCCTTGTCTCTGCACTGGAACAGGGTTATATGATCGGGTAGTGTTTCGAGGTCCGAACGCGGAAGCCGCTCCCATAAGCGAGCCGAATGCATTGAAGAAACCGGCGGTGCTGGCCGCAGATGCTTCCATTCGTTTCAGTTCAGCATTGGCCGTTTGATTGCTCGCTTCTACGAGATGGTTATACTTGTTCAGCTCACCCGCATAACGTACTGCAAAGGAGTCGGCGCGAGATAATTGCTTCGCACTTTTCCTTGTTAGCATCTGAGACTTACCGCCCAGCGCCAGACCAGACGCGCCCTGAATAGCGACCTGTTCACCAAGCAATGCGGCGTTGTCCTGATCTTTACGTTGCTGTTCCAGCTGCGCAACTTGCATTTCCCGCTCAGCATTGTCACGCGAAATCTGTGCATTCATCTCCGCAACTTGAGCCTGATACTTAGCCGCACTCGCCGCAGCGGATGCTTGCATAATCGCGCCCGCAGCTCCAACAACGGAACTAAGGACGGAAGCGGCTGCACCAATTCCTGCCATAATTACACCTCATAAACTTTCATATTCTCGGTGGTGTGGGAATATTTAAATCCATACGCCTCAACAAACCGAATATTTGTTTCGTTATCCTCTGCTACTTCAACACGGAAAGAGGGGTAATTCTCTTTCACCATCGGCAACAGAAACTTAATCGCCTTCATATAACGCAAAGGCTTAGCCATAAATCTTTTACAAGGCATGAACCAGAAAACTGGCTGGCCTACTAAACTGTGTTGGGACATCCCGCAGAGGAAAACTGGTTCTGCGTTGTCGAATATAACCCATAACCTTTTTGTTGCCTTCGGCGTAATCTTTGGTCTTGCGCCAGTTAGTTCTTCAATATCATCGAAAGCCTTCTCTAGTTCTTTCGACATCAAGTCTACGTCTCTAATCAGGATCATCCCCGATCTCCATGGTTGTAACGAGGCCCAATACACGGGCAGGGAGTGGGTTTCGCTGGACGAAGTACGTTTGACCATCCTTATTCATACCTGAAGTAACAGCAACATAGTCAGTAGTTGTCCTAAGAGCAATCGCCGTTCCCATAGCCTCATTGGTCCTCTCTTTGATCTCATACAGGTTATCAAGTGAAGTGCCATATTCCAGTCCTCTCGTCTTATTTACCTTAAGGGCCAGTCCGATAACATCTTTACGTCGTGCTTGAATTACTGCGCCATCTACAGTGAGCGGAAGATTTTGCCCAATGCATTCATACCCGATCCCGACGACAGTTTTGGAGGCGGCGTTGGGAAGGGTTACTTGACCGCTACTAACAGTCAAATCTTTTACCACATTACCATCGGCGAGGATAGTTACCGTCTCGCCCTCGAGGTGATGCAGGTTGGAAATTGTTGTGCTCTCTGGACCAATCGTCCATTCGCCAGCCAGGTTCTTCGCGGGAACAGTCTCTTCAAAGGCGATCTGCGTTATGTCGCGAACCACGGAACCGGTTAGAACTGTGTTTGAGGTGTGACCTGTGATGACGATCTTACCACCACCTGCGCGAAGGATATGGCCGATATTAGTTGCACTGAAGATTGCACTATCCGCAGTGATTGTTACGTCACCTGTCGTTGCGGAGATTGTGATTGCGTCAGTTCCCGCAGCCGGTTCTTGCATAACGGAGCAGTCCAGACAGATGTTGTCTTCGTCGACCTCGATGTCGTAGTCGGACATAGACTCAAGGAAGCCAACTGTTCGCCCATTGATAACTCGCTCGACCGCCGCATATAGTTTATCCTTTACATTCTCTTGTACGTTAGTGAACTGCTTGAACTTACCTTTTGTGGAGATAGGCGTCCAAGCATAGATGTTCTGCTCAATCTCCAATGTGAAGATAAGCGCGGAACCGTCCTGACGTGTGCAGTAAATCAGGCGGTTTGGTGTTTCTTGGTATGCCCAGTTCACGATTGGATTATCTTGTGTGAACAGGTGAGAACTGAGGATTGACATATCACGACCGCCGTATACCTTTGAGAACTCCGAGTAGGAAAGGAGACGAGCAGTGCTTTCCTTATCCGTCACATATAGGAGGTTGGAGTCGATTGTGATCGGAGGCAGATCGGCAACGCCAAAGCGAGTCTGAGGATCGGCGAAGTTTGTTTGCGATGTGATGGCGAATGAGTCGTTACCGCCGGATAGGAGCCAGATACCTGCACCAGTCAATAGCAACATACCACCGCGCATATGGACGATGTGGCGTAGAGGCGCGATCGTTTCGCTATCCACGATAAACTCATATGCGTCCGATGCGTTCGAAACAGTTGATACATCGAAGTTCGAGAATGCACCTGGCTTAGAGCCGTAAATGGTTAGAGGGCCGTTCTCGGTTGCGGCGTAGATTTGGCGCTGCTGAATGATGTTAGAGATGGCAGGATAATTGCCGGTGGCTTCGCTTACAGTCAGGGAGAAGGTCGCGCCCGTACCGCCCGATACTGTGATGGTGTCAGTTGTTTTATAGCCCGACCCGCCGTTCAGAATTTTAATGCCCACTACGTTACCACCAGCATTCACGATTGGATAAGCGACAAAGCCCGAACCAGTCGCTGTGGAAATGGAGACGGTGCTAGCGTTTGTGTACCCTGTGCCAGTGGTAACCATGTCAACGTGCGTGATAGCCTCATTAGCAAACGGGTTATAGTTCACTGGGAAGGATGAGGTGAAATCAGGAACAATGTTGTTGTCGTGGAATTGAGTGGCTAAAGCTTCGCCAAGATAACCGAGATCCTGCGACGCAGAAAGCTCAGAACTCTGCGAAAGGACGAGGGAGCGGTAAACGCGATAGCCGATTGCGCCTGTTACGTTAGCCCAGTTAACACGAACATAACCTGCCGTTGAGGTGAAGTCCACAATGTTAGTGACAAACAAAAGGTTGGACGGAACGGACTCTGTACCATCCGCAAATACCGCAGTTACCGCATAGATACAACCCGCCGTACCTGCGCCACTAGCGGCGGAGCTAAGAGAGCTTGGGCGAGTACCAGAACCGGAAATAGTCTCGTCTGTAATGGTCCATGATGCGTGAGCACTACGGACCAAGTTCTTGATCGGATAGCTTGGGTGTGTGAGGCGGACGGTATCACGGATATTGTACTCGCGGATTTTAGCGAAGTCTGCCACGGCATAAGGATTGGCCAGTGTGTATACGCGATTGAAGCCCGCACTTGATGGGATAATAGCACCGAAATAAACATAGTCGTTTGACACGCTGTCGCGCACATTGAATGTTGTTGCGCTCAGGACGTCCACGTAGAAGCTGCGTTTCTCATTCCCAAGCAGTGTGCCTTTAACCATGTCACCAGTTGTGTAACCGTGCGCTCCTGTGGTTGTGATTGTGTATGGAGATGAGGCCGATTGCGAACTCAGATCAACCGTGGTTTCAGTGATGTACTGGCCGTCCTGCGCGAACCGAATTTTACCATCAGTCAGGATAATAACGTAACTGTTTTCAGTGTCGTTTGAGAACTGAAACTTCATGAAGCGGACACCGCCCTCAATGTTCTCGATGACCTCGTTAACCTCAAATCCAGGTCGAGTGTTAAGGCCGCCGTGAAAATCCACATACCAGTTATGTGCGCGTGCAAGGCCAAAACCGTACTTCTCGAAATCAGCACGGAAAGCCAGCTTAGGTGATTGTTCGCCTGACGTGAAGGCAAATTGAATTAGGTCATCGCTCATTTAACAGGGACTCCGACGTTAATCAATAGTTCATTCATTGGGTAGATATAGCGTGTGCGGTTGGCATCTGTATAGCCACGGGCTGAAATCCAGGTTGGGATAGATGTCATTACTTGCTGATCCTCACGGGCCGATACCGCACGAACAGCAGCGATAGTAGAGTTAGCCCGTTCATTCAGCAGTTTAACGCGTGTGTTCTTGCCCGTTAGCTGCGCTACGATAGCAGCGGAAAGCGCTGTGTGGACTGCGGTGTACAGACTGTTCGACCATAAAGATGGGTCAGTCTTGCGCGCAGAATAAAATAGAATTGCTTTTTCTTCGTTAGTAAAGATTTGGCGTGTTGATCCGTCCGTACCTGTGGTAAAGCGGGAATAGTCGCTGAGGTGGCGCGGATGCACGCAGTCGGAAGGAAAAGCGTAGGCGTACTTATAACCAGGTTCTGGATCGGTATTAACCCAATCCACATTTTCGTTACGCGTACTCGTCAGGGCTAACCGGCTATATGCTTTTAGCTCGGGCCAGTGTGCCATTCCGAAAACGTAATCGCGAACCGTGTCATAATGTAGCCTACACTTCTCCGCCTCAGGAGACCTCTCCGCAGGATTGGATACAGTAACATTAATGCCAGCATTACTTAATGCTAAGTTGTAGATGGATGTAACGTCCTGTGCCATTTGCTTATCCTACAGTTTTACAGCGGTCTTCTTAGTGTCGCCCTTAGTTGTCATCGGGGCGGCATCTTTTGCTTTCTCCGTGTCGGAGATTGGAGTGCCATCGTCCTCAACCTTGCGGTAAGCACCTGGCGATTTAGGGTCGTAACCCTTTGGCAACTCGTCGTAGATGCCAGGCTTATGCCTGACACCATCAACGAAAGCCGTCTTTAAAAGCTCGACTTTAGCCATTATTTAGCTCCTGGATACGCTTTCCAATTGTCAGGAGTAGGTGTGATGAATGCATCCACGCTACCAGCTGTAAGAGCAGCTGTCCCAACATTGGCGACAATACCAAGATAATCCTCGTAAGTGGCACGAGCTGGCAGAGGCAAGATCGCAATTGTATCACCAATAGCGTCAAGGTCTGTCAGCGCGATAGCACCTGTTGAGGCGTGTACCGTTGCGGAGCCGTCTGTGGCGATAGCAGCCGCAGCATCTGAACTAAATTCAAAGTCTACAGTCGCAGAACCGGCAGAAGTGAATGCCGCTGATACACGGATGACAAGGTACATTTGAGCACCGATGCCAAGGTTAGGAACTGCTGAGCCAAGAGGAACAACATCTCCAACGAGTCGGCGACCTGTTGAGCCACCAACGGCCTCATTGTCGCAGAACTCTGATAGTGAGTCGATAATCATAGTGTGTTCTCCTTTTTACACTACACGAGCTTCATTGGCTTCCAATACAGCAGTCTGCCGTAGAGGGATACCTTGGTATGAAGTTACCATTGTACCACCAACATTCTCTGTTTTCAGGGTAGACGAGCTCGTCTTGTTAGACAATTGCTGCATCAACTTAGTCTCAACATCTTTGTCGAGGTAGATTGAACAGCGGCCCATTTTCATGTTAGGGATTGAGCGTAGTCCTTGGAACATCAAGCTTGTCAAGTCTGCACTTGAACCTGATGCATCTTCGTTCAGCAGAGAACGATCGATGTTCGGGATACGAACCACATAACGCCAGTCTTTAACCACAAGGCCAAGCTGCCATTTATAGTGAGAACGATAGCCCTGCATACGGCCACCTGCGCCATCAGCATCTTCAATGGTAACTTCGCCGAGGTCTTTTTGCATAAGACCGGCTTTTGAGCCTTTCGGCACAATACCAAATGCTGTCATTGGAGACCAACACACGATCCAGATAGATGCGTTGTCGGAACCTGTACCACCACCATCAATTACGTTACGAGCGTTTTGCGCGTTCGCAGTGTTGACAGTGTTATAGCGTGGTGCGAAACCAGTGAACGCTTCAGGCTCAGAAGTTTCGTTGCCATAGAACAGCGTCTCTGCCATTTCTTGGTTCATGCCCTCGATGTGAGCGCGATCTTCAAGTAGGCGGAAGGCTGCAGTATTGCCGTTAAGATCGGCAAGGTCTTTGTCCACTTCGGCATACGCTTCCAAGTTACCGCAAGAGTCGGTGACCTGAGTTGTTGTGCCTTTAGTGGGCTGAACACCACCGTACATTTTACGCCATGTAGGAACGGGTAGACCTGTACGAACTGATGAACGATGCCCTGTGAGAAGGTTGCCTTCAACGACAGTCATCTCTTCCAGAGCGGGGTTAGTTTCGGTTAGAATTTCGGCAACACTTGTGATGTTACCGGCTTCGTCCGACGCTTGCGCTAGATCAAGCAGCGTAGGATTATTTGCTGACTTTGTAGCCATTTAGCTAGTCCTTGTTTGCTGAGGGGAACATTAAGGATGCTCTGTCCGCCTCTGTGTTTTCAACGGTGTCCCCACCTGCGGGGAGTCCTTCACCAATATCTTGCGCAATCTTATGCAGGAATCGAATGACATGTGGATTGTCCCCAGCGCCCGTGGCGTCGAACACCTCACGTAGCTCCGCAGAACCATATTTTTCCACAACCTTGTCGATCTCCAACAGGTTTGCATCAAAAGCTTCACCACCGAACTCCTTGTCAGCCTTGGCCTCATTAACCCATTCTTGGCGGGTATTCATCCACTGCTCCATAGTAGCGTCAGCTTGCTTCTGCTGCATATCCTGAGAAATAGCAATCAACTTGCTAGCGCGTTCCTCAGGAGTTCCATCGAAGTTGATAAGCTCGCCTAGGAGTTCCTTATCAACATCTGTTAATTCTGTGCCCTCAGGCAACTCCATGGCTTCGAAGTCGATTTCTACAGGGCCTTCTTCTTTGTCGCCCTCGCCCTTATCTGAGCTTTCGTCTCCTTTAGGAGTCTCATCTTCATTAGATTGCTCAGTGTCATTGGACTGCTCTTCAGTTGTTTCTTCAACAGTCTCTTCGTTTGTTTCTTCGATTTCATCTACCATTTTTACTTCCTCTCTTGTTGCGCCAGTATCCATTCTGCAGGCGCGTGTTTCAGAATTTTAGCTTGAAGCTGCAATCCTATGTTTTGTTCGCCGAGTGTGAATGCGGTTGAGCGGTCATCTGCTTTCATCGCATTTATATTCAGCTTGGTTAGGGCAAGGATATTCCACATCCACTCCCTGCCTTGTGGAGTACTCATTATTTGGCTAATGAGTCTTTGGTCTAGCTCGTCCATTTTAGTCAACCGTAGTTGATTTTGGCGACCTATCTCTTCTTCCTTCTCGTACATATGCCTAGTGCCTCTCATATTATCCTAAGCGGTTTCATTTTGCAAGGGGAAATGTCGCGCCATATCACCCTAGTAATTCATTCAGAACGCTACGGCCTCCTCCGATTTCCGTCTCACTAGCGACCTTAGCGGCTTGCGCACCAGCCGGAGCGAGTTCAGCTGCTTGTGCCATTTGTTGCTGCTCGGCCCGAGCCGCGCGAGTCTGTTCAATTGTCTCTTGCTCGGCCAAGCTTTTCGCGGAGACCCCGATGTTACGAGCGTAGTCGCGGGCGAGGTTATCGAAATCAACAATGTCGAGGACAGCTGGATTGACGGCAGCAAGGTTGCCCACGAACTGAACGAAGCGTTCGGATGGAGCAGTAGCGATTGCCTTCTGCGCAACAGCGAGGATGGAGACGTACTGGATTTCCAACTCAACTCCGGCCAAAGCTTCAGGAGCAGGCGGTATCATTCCACGGCGACTCATGATACCGAAGATGCGGTTGATGGAAGGGTCTAGGGCCTCGTTTTCGAAACGTTCCAGCACTGGTCCGAGTAGAACAAGTTTCTCTTCACGGCGCGCATCAATCTCGGTTGCAGAACGAACGGTGTCAAGCTGAGAGATCATGTTGAAGAGTGGGTTGTGGAATGTTTCGCGGATGCGTGAAGCCACCTCTTGAATGTCGGCGGTCAGTTCACCCAATGGGAGATTGACGTTGTGGACAGGAGATAGGCCGGAACTGCGCACGTCTGAGACAAACGTGATGCCATTAGGAACCATCGCGATGTCGTTGGACTGGAGTTCGATACCCGCGTTCATTGGCGGCGAGATCATCATGTCCAAGCCCTTGGCCTTTTGCAGGGTTTCGTGCTGAAGCTGGATCACATCGCCGAGCGCTTCCATAGCTGGAGATACGCCGTATGCATCATTACCGTTTACGTCCCAACGCGGGAACATGCCAGGTAGTTCGTCGTAGGACTTACGTTCGAGGATCGCGTCTGATGTTTCGCCCTCAATCCAATAGTATTCTACGAATTTGCGCGAGGATGGGACCCCAGGAATTTTCTTCGTAATGGGCTCGATTAGGTGGCAGACAGTGTGGTTGGAACCAAGTTCTCGCGCCATGTCCTCCTCGGAGTTCCGCATGAGATTAGGCCATGCGTCTTTACCGTTCGGGAAACGGGAGCGGATTTGGCGTTCGTTCATGCTGAGCTTACGGGCGAATGTGTCCACTGCGAGGCGGGAAGAATTCGAGAAATAGAAATCGCCTAGCGTTGGGTTGTAGCAGCGGATCACGGACTCATCATCTTCATAGATCAGAGTAGCTGCAGAACCAAAGATGGCGAGGTCAAGGTACATCACTGCGAGCGCGTTATAGAAATTGGACTCGGCCATAGTGGTCATCATGAGAGACTCGACCTGTTCAATCCATGTAGCGACCCCAATGTTGTCAGGGTCCACGCCAGGTACGCGCAACTTAAACCAAGGGCGGGACGGAGATGTGATGCCGTTCATCATACCAGCGGCAAGGACTTTAGCTGCGCGTGTTCCTGCCGCGTCTAGGATGCGCGGGTTCCGTCCGCTTACGTTTTTGCTCTGTGACTCTTGATTGGTCATGAGGCTTTTGTAGCGGCGGGGTAGGTAATAGTCTGCTAAGTCCCGCCAGTGGTTCCAGTGGGACTCGCGCGTATTCTTCAGCGACTTCATAGACGCGTTAATACGCTTTTTAAAACTGGCAGAGACTTTCATGTTATTGTCCTCCGAGGAGCGATGTCTTGTTGTTTTTCTTCTTCAGACCTGTACGCGATGTGTTGATCAGGGAATTACGGCCTCGTGGTTGTGAGGTGTTACCCGCAGCAAGGACGTCATCGCGGGCCTTGGCTTGAGTTGGTGCGTTAGGTGGTGGCGGTGGTGCGACTGGCGCAGCGGCAGATGATTTCATGTTAGGCTCTTTCCAGTTTATAAGGGTCGTATGATTTTGCGACGGTTGAAGTTTTAACGGTACCTCGTCCGAGAACAGGGTAGGCGAATGTGAGGGCGAGGGCATCGGATACGTCAGGGGAAGGAAGGCCACGGCGGGCCATCGTCTCTTTACGCTCGAGGACAATCTCGTCGTTCTCATTCATTGAGTATGTTGGGCCGGACATTTCCTCAGCGAGGTCAATCTCCATTCCGCGAACGCGCTTGGGTATCGCGCCATCCTTAAGCCAGTCTCGAAGTTCGCCGTACATTTCAGTACGCTTGTTCTTGTACTTGATCCCGCGCTCAAGGTTTGTGTTGGAGGGTTTACCACCGAAGTGTACTCCGCGACAGGGTAGACGAAGCTGGCGACAGCGATCCAGAACACCGCCTCCAACTCCGCCTTCATCAATAAACACCATTGTAGCATTTAATTGATTGAATAGTTTGATAATCTCGGAAGCGACCTCCATTGTGTCCAGTCCGTTAAAGGAAAGGATTGGGAGGTCTCGGGCGTTGCGGCCTTGGCGGGCATAAATAACTGTGTTATTCGTACCAAAGCGCGCAACGTCTACACCTAGAATGATAGGGAGACTTTTGTCAATATAGGTGTCCCGATTTTCGGCCTCGCGAGCCAACTCTAATGAAATGAAACTGTTCTCATCCTGACGTGGGAACAGGCCTTTAACACGATAGCGAACGAAGTCGGAGTCCTCGCCGTAATCTTCGATCCATGCGTTTATCTGAGCCTTGTTCGTGAATGAGACTAGGCGGGAGTCAACGGTTAGTGAGTCCCAACGTTTCTCGAATTTACCGCCCTCATGGCATTCGCGGAAGCGGCCTGAGTTCTTAGTAGGGTTGCCGAAGCAGCACCAGATGATTTGAGTGTTCTTATCGGTAAGGGCGCCCTCGGTAACCTCCCAGATCATGTCCTCGATTGCGGAGGCCTCATCGAACACCACTAGAATACGCTTGCCTTGGTTGTGCATACCGGCGAAGGCCTCAGTGTTCTTGATGGACCACGGAACCATATCGATGCGCCATGTGCGCTCGTGAGCGGGATCGGACGAGAACAGGGCGGTGGCTGTCATCTTGAACAGCTCCTTGGCGATGAAGCGGCGATACCATGTAGCGACCTCAACCCATGTCTTGGTTTTGAGCTGGTTCTCGGTGTTGGCCGTGACCACGCCTCGGGTATCTTCGAATGTGGACATAGCCCAGAGGATGATCCATGAGACCAGAGCGGACTTGCCGATACCGTGGCCAGACTTAACCGCGATCTGGATGGCCTTGTCTATGGTGAGTAGGCCCTTGCCGAGGCGCGTGAGGATATCGACCTGCCACTCTTCAGGACCGTTGGGATATTCGCGCAGTTCGCCCTCGCCCCAAGGAAACGCCCAATAGACGAAACCGAGTGGATCGGAGGCGTAAAGCGCCAAATCTTCAATGACCTCATCGTACATGCTTAGTCCTTAGAAGGGAAGAGAGAAGCGGCCTGTTCTTCGGCGGATTGCTTGGCCGGAGACCCATCTAGTGCCAGTTCAGTAATTTGCAGAGTCATCGACTTATGCTCGCCCTCGCCGGTGGAAGAGGCAGAGACGCGCTCGACAACGGAGGCCGCAACTACTGAGAACTCCGTGCCGACAGGAGGAAGATCGGTGATCCCGAGTTTTTCCAGCTCATCCTTGCCGAGGTGCAGTTCGAGGCCCCACGGGTATTTGTCCGGCTCGTGCTTAAACGGTTCGGACTCCTCTTTCAGCTGCTCTGGCGTCTTCGCCATGTTAATCAAGCTTTGTGACATCTTCTGCTCCAAGGTTAAGGGTTTTACGGGCGGTAATGGCCTCACGAGCGCGCTGCAACTTGTCCGCGATCCCGATGTTGACGTTTACCTGTTGTTTGCTGGACGGGCCGTAACCAGTCCGATCGGTTGTAGTCTTGATGATACCGATGAGCTGATCGTTGTCAAAGTCCTCGGGTTTTTCGTCGAGGCGGTCGTGGATCACCTCAATGGCGTCGGTGCCGAGGGCAGCAAGACGTTCGTGCGTAGTTTCGAACTTCTCGTCGCGGACTGTGTTGTAGTGGGCGACCAGCTCTTTAAACGCGGGGTCCTTACGCAGCACGGAAATGGTGGACGGCTGCAGACCTGTGAAGAGATTGATCTCAGTATCGCTCTTGCCCTCGGCCATCAAACGTGCGGCCTCATGGTGGCGAGTGCGGAGTCGCTTCCGGTGGTTGGGCGCTGTGGTCTTTTCATCTGACTCCATGAGTGCGTACGCATCCTCTTCTGTGAGCGGGCGGTGAGAGGTAATGACAACAGACTCGACGCTTTTACGTCCGCGCGCTGCCATTGCTATTTCAAGTCCGAGGTTCATGCCATACTCCTTTCGTTCCCTGCACATTAGCATAGTAGGCGCGGGACCGCAAGGCCGAATTTTCGCGCGGCAAAGTATGGCTCGTGACATTATGTCAATGTATGGCTATGGCTGGGGGTAAGAGAAAAGCAATGGGCTGAAATTTGCACAGAATTTTGAAAGGTCCTGGCCAGGGCAGGGCGGGGGCGGTCCCGTCGAAACGCCTCTACTGAATGCGGCCAGTAGCATAGAAAACTCATCATGCAGTGACGGCTGAAAATAATGTTTGACATGGGCAACAGGCTGAGGTAGAGTGATTGCATCTTAGAACGAAAGGTTTACTTATGACTAACAGACAAAAAGCAATCATTGAAGCACAGGCGGCGTATAGACTTTGGATCACACGAGCCGTTAAAGTTAAAGGTTTTCTTTTTATCGATACTGAAGATCGTTACTTATTTAATTGCGATAACGGTTATGATGTCTTACTAAACGATTGCGGCTCATTATGGGCGGCAATAAACAGAAACGATTGAGGGATTATAAAATGTTTTATGTAGTTATAGATGGCAAGATTGCCGCCGAACGGACTCAAGAAATAGATGCGCAACTATTGGCGGATGAATGGCGTGAGTACGGTTGCAATGTAAGTGTGATCGAAGATTATTTATTTATTTTAGATGATGAGTTGACATACGCGTAAAGTGTGATAGAATGCTCCATATTAACAGAAACGAAAAGGATTAAATGTTATGACTAAGACAATTACAATTGAATTTGACGCGGACGTAGTTGAGTGCGTTGTTGGTGGCAAAGTATCGCAAATGAAACTTGCGGACATTCACCCAAAAGCGGCGGTGAAAATTTTTCAATATGGATTCCAACGTTTTGTGAATGACAAAACTGGCGGTAAAAGCGACGATGAAAAGGCGCGTATCGTTGCCAATGCGTTGCAAGATATTAAGGACGGTACAATTCAACGTACAACTCGCGCCGCTGATCCGTTGCAAAAATACCGCCGTAACATCATCCGCGATCAAGTTAACAAAACGGATGGATACAAAAACGCGGAAGATCGCAACAAGTATCTTGATGATATCTTCGCCAAGTTGAACGATGCGCAAAAAGAAACCGTCGAAAAGGTTGCACTTGCCCGCAAAAAGATTGACGATGACGCCGCGAAACAAGTCGCGGAGTTGGATATCGCGATTGATATCTAAACACGACTGATAGCAGAACAACGGCCCGTGAGTCTTGATTGATTTACGGGCCGTTTTTATTTGTCCGTACGTGGGCGCGAATGTTTGGCGGGTATGATTGTCCGTCTTTTTCTTTCATGCGCGTTACGCGTTAACGTGGGCGGCGTGTGACGATTTATCTTTCCATGCGTCCGTCCCGTTTCCCGTTTCCGTCCGTCCGTATCACCTGATATCTTTGGTAGGCTGTATTACGTGGACCCACGTTATAGACACCACTTGTATGGCGGAGGGGTAGTAACGTTTTTTATTTGGTCAGTTTAATAATTTTTTTTTTTAAGAATTTACCACCATAAAAGGGGAGGTTTAAGCCATACCTTCACCCCATATAACGTGGGTTGATGTAATACAGCACGCGAGAAATATGAGGTGACATGGGACGCTTGCGGATATGGCCCAGTCTTGATATAATAAGCGCACGCGCCCAAAATAAGACGATAGCGGCGAGGTTGCGCGCATTAGAACTGAGACCCATCTAGTCGCGTGGGTAAACAACGGGAGGAAAGATGATGAATTAGATTGATGAATGATGGAGCGCGGGGCAAGTAATGACAATCATAGAGTTTTTGTTGTTGCGCCTCACCCTTAAAACGGTCCCGCGCCCACCCTAACGGAGATCCAAGTGGCACAGAGGCGCGGCCAGATTAAAGCAATGAGGTTATAAATGAAAAGAACATATAAAATTGTACTGAAACACGGGGCGCAAGAAGAGGCGTTGGTTATTCACGTCAAGGCGAAAAGCGCTAAAAAGGCGGTGAAGAAGGCGCTTAAACAAGTAATTTGGCATTTGTTTGAGGCGTGATAAATAAACGGGAGGCGCGCGATTGTGGCCTCCCATACCAACGGAGACCCATCTAGCTATGAAAATAATCACATATTCCTACATGCCGCCGCGACTGCGAGATAATACAGAAATAGCGATGGCCGAGGCGATTGAGCATATAATCGCATATGATGATAGCGGAGGGCGGATAGAGTCGCTTGAGGGCAATCTTGCAACAGCAGCGAATGTTATCGGCATACTTGCGGGAGTACTGCACAGAAATAACCTGATAAACGATGACGAGTTTAAAGCGTTAATTCGCTATCCATATACTACGAAAGAAGACTGAAAATGACATATACACAGAAAGTTTACATCGGCGCGGGAGTAATTGGCGCGCTTATCATTGGTGCAACCGCCCTGAAAATCGCAGAGGATGATCCGCGCCAGTTCTCGCAAACGCCAGCCTTGCCCGTTATGGGCGATCTTGTCCATGATACTCGTGGGCAGAGTTACGTGGTGCATGAGTGCTACGGTCCCGCGACTTGCCTCGTTTATGATCGCGGGCAATTGAAAATTAAACAGGTGGTCAAATGATAGGCCAATGGGAATTACAACAACAAATTAAATACTGGAAACACGCGGTTCAGTGCGAACGATCCGACGAGTTTGTAATGGTTCCGAGTATCACGCCTTACGCAGTTAGCAATGCCTACCTGAGATGGGACGATGACGAAGAACCAGTGAATGTTCGGCGTGGACAATTTCGCCGACTCACAAATAAGCATATCGCAAAGCTTGAAGAGGATTTAATCCTTTGGCCGGCCAAAAACGCGCTTGAAAGTTCAATTGAACACTGGGAAGAGAACGCAGCGGCAACCAGTCCACACGAGGCAAATATCGGTTCGGACAAATGCGGCCTATGTCGGTTATACCTTAAAGACGACTGTAAAGATTGTCCAGTCGCGAAAAAGACAGGCCGCCTTGGTTGCCACGGTTCGCCGTATCACGAGGCAAAAGAAATACGTGACGTTTGGCTGCATTATCCAAATGAGGTTTGGACAAATAGATGGCAAGCGGCTGCGCGAAAAGAGGTAGAATTCCTGAAAGGATTGCGCGATGAAGATTGAGGTATACACATATTTCGGGCGCGTGCTAAAGGTCTGGTTCGTGAGCGAGAACGAATTGCACCACGCAAAAACCGAGGAGGCGCGGAAATGGTTACTCGCCTACGAAAAAGAAACTGGCCAGCCAGCATGGGCGAGGTTCAAATGGTAAAAACGATTAAAATTATAACGGAGATTGAAATCATGGACAGGGTGGAAAAATTCTTGGTATTGGATAGCAGTTCTGAATGGCATCTCGTCGATAGTCTTGAGTTGCACGGTTTCCGCGCTCTTATTCTGGAGTGCGTTCGCGGACAAGTAAACGGGTATATCCGCATTCCGCTGGACAGCCTGTTAGTTGATCTGTACAATCGCGTACCAATTCACGAGGGATGGACGTTTGCAATGATTGCGGAAAATCACCTCTGGATTGGCTTCGACACTAACCACGTTACAGACGGGCCTTCGACTCAAAATGCAACGTTTGTCTATGACCAGCTTTACACCGCAACACTAGCACTAAGAGAGTTAGCAAAATGAAACACCCAGTTAAAATGGCCCACACCCTCATAATCCGTCGTCATCGCGACACAGGTTCACAACGTCATGGCGGCTACCGCACCTATCGAAACTATGTCTTGTCAGTCGATGGCAAGATTTATGCGCGTTACAATGAAGACAGCCCGCGCACTGATTACGCACGAGGCGAACGTCTTCAGCGCATTATGAAAGATGACGCGGACAACCTCATTCGTATATTCGGCGGCACTCTTCAATACGAGTCTGTCATGGACACGCGTGAACTTAACGTATCTGAAAACATCACGGAGCAATACGATGTATAAGATTAAATTCTATAACTGGTCCGAAGCGACCAAATTTACCGAGGACGATTTTAGTGCGGATATCAAGGGCGATGCAACCATTGATAACTTGCGCACTGTCGGCAAGAAATTGTGCGCCAAGAAAGGTTTCGCAGGGTATCGCATTTTCAGTTACCAGCCCGTTCCCCTCGATCAAACCATTCAGGTTGCAATGAGTAAGGAAGACTACAACGAGCAGCGTAAAGAGAAAGCGAGGAAAGGCTTATGAAACTCCTCCACATGCTCAAGTTCGCCTTTTTCGGCGCGATTGGCGAGGACCAGTTCGCGCGCCGTTTGGCCTTGCACAAATACAAGCGTGATCAGTTCCGTAAACTGTACGTAAAAATGCATAAGAACTATCACGCCCTGCTACAGTTATCCCACAAGGCGCCCACAAAAACTCACTACGAAATGGCGAAGAAGGCGCGGCAGGATGCTTTGTTTCAGTCGCATTCGTTACTCGCCGATTACCAAGAGGAGGCCCGTGCTTATTGCGCAACCCTTTTCGCATTCATCCTCATTAACCTTCCCTTCAACCTAGTCAGTGCATACTGCATCACTACAATTATAAAGGTATTCCTATGACATTCCATATCTATTCCAACTCAGGCACACTTGACCTCCGCGCCCTTACAGTAATGGGCATGAACGCTAAGACCAGCGAGGGCGCGATCGGCTATTTCGGTACGGGCCTCAAGTACGCAATCGCCACTCTAAAGCGCTATGACTGCGACATTCATATTTCAGACGGCGCGGGAAACGCATGGACCGTCGAGTCTCGCCCAACCACATTTCGCGGCCAAGAGTTTAAGGAACTTGTCCTAGAGCCGACAAGCGAAGGCGAGCCTATCGTCCTTCCGTTCACCACAGACCTCGGCAAGGATTGGGAACTCTGGATGGCCTTGCGCGAGATCGAGTCCAACATGCGGGACGAGGGCGGAAACTATTGCACAGCCGAAAACCTTCACCCTCAGCATGACATCGTGCATATCGCTATCCGAGGCGCGGCGTATAATACTTGCGTAATCAGGGAACGGGAAACAATCTTCTTCGACCTTGTGACAATGGGCAGGGATGTAACCAAGGTCGGGGCCATTGAGTTCTTACCGACTGTCTCCCCATACCTTTACGTCAATGGCATCCGCGCCACTATATTAGGCGACCACGGCCTGACCGTTAACGTTAACAAGGCTGGCATGTTATCCGAGGACCGTATGGTTAAGGGGATGTTCGCTTATGAACAGGCCGTACGTAACACCACTTTATCATTCTCCCTAGATCAGTGGCGGTTCTTCATACAGTACGTTAAAAACATGGACTTCCTTCCACTGACTATAATGATGGCCGAGTTAAAAAGCTTAGCAAGCGCTGAGTTAAAGAAAGAGGCTCATACCGATTTGCGTGTTCCAATCGAGGTCTATGAAGTCTTGCGCACGCGCCGTGACCTAGGCGGTGGCATGTACTACGACTCATTAATGGATAGCTACGATTTCTATCTAGCCTCGAAACGTCACGAGTCACTCGAAGGCAATCGCGATATGCTAGGCAGGGCTATCAACCTACTTCAGTCCTTCTGCTATGATATCGAACGAGAAGAGATCGTCGTGCAGAAAACCTTGGGCGTTGATGTCATGGGCTATTACAGGTCCGACACTAAAAAGATTTACCTCGCCGAAGAGGTCTTTAATCGCGGCCAGACTTTCCTTAACGCGGTCCTTCTCGAGGAGGTCCTGCATAAAGTCTACGGCTTCCATGACGAAACGAGGTCATTCCAATCTCACCTCATGCACGCCCTTACCGCACGCCTCGAGGAAATTAACGCAATCGAACGATGGGCGGCTGAGAACGGCCACATGCTCCCGATCAACGAACAAGACCTAACCGAGGCCACCAACAAAATGAAAGGCATTAATCATGATCAGCTTTAACCCACTCTGCGCAAACAACTTCGATCCCGACAAGGTGAAATGGCCACTCGTCGCGACTCCCAAGTACGATGGCGTTCGTGCCATGCACCAGTCCAAGGGCCTTCTAACTCGTTCGCGCAAGTTCATCCCGAACGACCACATCCGCGCAAGCTTCGAGGAGACGGAAACGCCCCTCGGTCTTGATGGGGAATTGATTGTACCTGGAGGTTTCCAAGCAACGCAATCCGCAGTCATGTCGCAACACGGGCAACCTGACTTCACCTATCACATCTTCGACTATTTCCACGAGGGCACGTATACGGAACGGATCAATGCGTTGCTTAAACTAGACCTGCCCTCATTCTGCCGTGTTGTCCCAATGCGCCTGATAAACGACATGGCCGATTTGAAAGCTTACGAAGAAGAAGTGCTAGAACAGGAATTGGAGGGCCTCGTCCTCCGCAACCCACAAGGCCCATACAAACAGGGCCGATCGACCCCGCGCGAAAACTACCTCGCCCGTTACACCCGCGAGTTCCGAGATGAGGCAATCGTCCTCGGCGTTAACCAGCGCTATAAAAACGACAATGCCCAATACCTCGATGAACGTGGTTACGCCAAGCGCAGTTCACACGCCGAGAACCTTGTCCCCGAGGACGCAATGGGATCACTCCAACTCCGCATGAGCGGGATCGAGTTCAAGGTGGGCACAGGCTTCTCTCACGCTCTTGCCCACGAGATTTGGAAAAACAAGTCCGAGTTCATCGGGCGTAAATGTACAATTAAATATAAGGGCTGGGGATCAAAAGGTAAACCGCGCCAGCCCGTCTTTCTTGGATGGAGGTATGACTAATGGTTATCAGCGTAGCACAGTATCGCGACATTGAATTGTTACTCGAACAAGTAATTGCAACGGAAAAGCGGGAGGCGGAGTACACCCTCCCCTCTTATTCCAACGCAGTCCGATGGAGGCAACGGGCCAATAACTTTCGCGTAGCCCTCCGCAAGATCGATGCGCGGGAACGGGACGTGCCACCTGAACAGGGCACATCTCTTTACGACGACCTCGTCTTCTCCTTGACAAAAGGTAGCAGCACGGTTAAAATATCATCTAATGCAAACATCGCCGGAACGCTTATCATAGGCGGCGAAACTACTGAAGTGGAAGAAGACAATGAACTCGAAGAGTTTCTATCAGAATTTGAAACCATCTCCAATGATGAAGGTGGTGGAAAGAAATCCTGAGCTTTACCAAGTCTGCGAGGAACTTGTTAACACCTCTCTGGAGGACGGTCCCGCGTATAACCCTGACCTCGCCGAACAAATGACGGATGCAGTCTATAACGACGATCCCGATATGCAGGTGCGGGATGCGATGATCGGCATCACTGTCCTGATCGCCCTTATCTATCAGGGCTTCTACCGTCAGGCCGAACGTTCACTTAAATCTGTTCCGCGCATGACTATTCTTCAGGCCGCTTCGAAAGAAGTTCTAAAGATGGTCACTGGAACGTCAATCATGTTATCAAGAAAGATACACTAATGGAATATAATGAAATCGCAGCTAAGATGGCGGCTGGCGCACAAATAGGACTCGCCACCGATGATGAGTCGGTAATGAAGCTTGAAATGTATCGGCCACTTATCGACGTGGGACTCCGAGGCTCCCCTATTCACAACTCGCTTGGTGCCTCGTTAGGTATCGCCCTTACCTATCTCGGCGCAACGAAAGTAGACCTTGGCCTACTCGAGGCCCTCGCCCACAGCTATGCACAGAATAATAAGAGTAGTGACCTCGAGGATAAAATCTGTACCGCATACCGCGATGTAGCCAGAGGATCAGTCTTCCACTTTGCAGTGAAAATCCTCGGCCTCCTCCTCATCCTGCGCCATGACCCAAAAAACACATTAACACAGGTTGCAGAATATGCAGCCGCCCTACCAAAAGGAAAACAGAATGACTGAGTTCAAACCAACCGCAGAACAGGAAGCAATCGTTTCCGCCGCCACCTCCACTGACGACAATCTTCTGGTCCAAGCCCTCGCGGGGGCGGCCAAGACTTCGACCCTCGTCCTGATCGCGCAGGCTTTGAAGAAGCAATCCATGATCTTCCTCGCCTTTAACAAATCCATTGCCGAGGAAGCGGCCACCCGTATGCCTTCGCTTTGTAACTGTTCCACCCTTAACTCCGCAGGTCATCGCGCATGGGGCCAGCAGATTGGTAAGCGCCTCCACCTGAACAAGGGCAAACTACACGATGTCTTATCCACCGAGATCAACGCGCAAAATGATAAGAACAAGGCTGTGCTATTCGAGGTCATGTCCGAACTTAACGCCGCATGTCGCGCTGCCCGTACTTACGGCTGGGTTCCAGATGGCCACTATTCAAACGCGAAGCCCGTCCTCAGCGATGACGAGTTCTGGCCAACCCTCGATTTCAACTACACCGCCCTTGAACAGCGCGTGATTAAGAACGTGGTCCTCACTCTGATCAAACAATCCTTTGAGGGCATTATCGATTTCGACGATCAAATCTATATGCCAGCAATCTTCACTTGTCGCCTCCCGAAATACCCAATCGTCCTTGTCGACGAGGCGCAGGACTTGTCCGAACTAAATCACCGCCTCATCTCAAAGATGGTTAAGAAGCGGATCATTGCCGTGGGCGACTCCCGCCAAGCAATCTACGGTTTCCGAGGTGCCCTCTCTTCTTCAATGGAAGTCCTCAAGAAAGAGTTCAACATGAAGGAGTTCGAACTTACAATCTCATTCCGTTGCGCACAAGAGATTGTTAAGGAGGCACGGTGGCGGGCACCTCAGATGCAGTACGCAGATTGGGCTATCGAAGGCAAGGTGGATTTCTACGGTCCCGAATGGGAGTTCGATGATCTGCCCGATGCTTGCGCGATCCTCTGCCGTAACAACGCACCGCTTATCACACTGGCAATGGCCCTTCTCAAAGCGGGTCGTCCGTGCGAGTACATCGGTAATGACATTCAAGCGAACCTCACGCGCCTTATGAAAAAGCTTGGCAAGGGCGATACCCCAACCAAGTACATTATCGAGGACGTGATGCCAGACTGGTGGCGGGAACGCCGCAAGAAACTGAAGTCGAAGAACCGTGCGCAAGACGAGTACGATTGCATCATGGCTTTCCTCCAGAACGGCGACACACTTAAAGAAGCCCTGCGCAACATGGCTAAGTTCTTTTCCAGCGCGGGTTCCATTAAGTTGATGACAGGCCACAAGTCTAAGGGCCTTGAGTTCGACGAGGTGTTCTTCCTCGATAAGAACCTGCTAGACGTGGAAGGCGACGGACAGGATGACAACCTGATGTACGTCATGCAGACTCGCGCGAAGTCTTCCCTCATCTATATCAGTTCGCCCGAACGACAGCCATCAGACATGACGGACCTGAGCAGTATGGAAGCGGATATGGCAATGGCGGAAGCAGCTGGTCTGGCCCTTTCCGAGGAAGCTATAGCAATGGGCCTGTCCGAGGAAGACCTCCGTTCGAGTGATCCATATGCCAAGCCGTAATTACAAACGGTTCAAAGTCATCTCCTATTCCCCAATCACCACAATGTATGAGGTGGAGTTTGGAGATGGCACGACCGCATCCGTCGATCTACTCGTAAGAGGCTTTAGCACATACGCGGGCAATCGTCAGGCCCTCGTCGGCAAGGTCGTTAAGGTGGACGGGATCACCAAGAACCTCAGCTACGCGCTTAACCCACGCCTAGACTCTAACCAGAATTGGAATCAGATCAGTGAAATTTAAGAAACTATTATGGAAGACCCACCCACGTGGTTTATGGACAACCACTGGCATACTCGAACAGAAGTATTACATCGAAAGAAACAAGAAGGATATATACGAAGTGTGCTGGCGGACAAGTGAACACGCATCAACTACTCTCGGCACAACCTTCACGCTTGTAAGTGCCTTCGTCTTGGCCCAAGCCCTATACGAGGCTGAGATTATGAAAGCCTTTGATGCAGCATGATATGGCTATTGACACCGTGTCGTAATACATATTAACTGCAAAATGGGGGTTGCAATCCACCAGAGTTCATATATAATGGAACGCGTTGTTAATGAAACATTAATTTTAATCCAAACGAAAGAAGTTTAAAATGTCTAATACTAAAGAAGCCACAATTGCAGGTGCCGTGTTCAACATCTCACAACCATACGCAGCTGGTCACACACTAACCGAGTTGGAAGCTAACGTGCTTAACCAGACTCGTACCGAAAACGTCCGCAATAACACAGCCAAGAAAATCAAACCCCTTCTTGACGAAGGCAAGCTTGATGAAGCAACCGCGCTTGTTGCTGAGTATGACGGCAGTTACGAATTTACTGCTGCACGTGAAGGCGCTGCGAAACTTGACCCAATCGAAAAAGAGTCATTGAAAATCGCGAAAGAGGCATTGCGCGCTAAGATCAAAGCATCAGGTCGCAAAGTTGGCGAAGGCGAAGGCGATGTTTCGAAAGAGAAATTCGAAGCTGCTGCTGCACAGTTGGCTGAGGGCGAGGTCATCCGCAAGGCTGCTAAGGCTCGCTTGTCTAGCCAAGCCAAGCTTATCGAGTCAACCGAGATCGACTTGGGCTAACAGGTTCTTAATCCTTTCCTGTTTCTCCCACGGCTGATCTTGTATGGAGGGTCAGCCCACCTGGAGGGAAGAGTTCACACAACATTCTCTTCCCTCCTTTTTATTTCAACAGCTAATCCAGAGGCTATCATGAAACTTACAATCACCGCCCCACTACGCGGAAACCATTTCCGCCCCGCTTCAGCAAAAGCGATCTACAATTCCCTTGAGTTCGATGAGGCTATTGACCTTATCCCTGAACCAGAAAATCCTTACGACTCTAACGCTGTAATGGCACACGCCCGAGGCGAGCACATCGCATACGTGGGCAAAGAGTTCGCCGCTGAAATCTTCGACAAAGAAATCATCTCCTGCAAATACGAAGGCAGCGACATGGTTGAGATTGTCTACATTATCCCTGATGCAAACACTGACACCGAACGGGAAACCGAACATGAGTCAAGCGAGTAAACGCGCTCGTTTAGAACTGAGAAATGAGTTGCATCAAATCATGTTGCTGGCTCAGACGGAACCAGTGGGCACTAAAGTTGAGTTCACTGGTCCCAAGTCTCTTTTCCTAAACACTGCTTACGACGTCATGAAGAAGAACGATATCGAAAACATATCAATCCTCAGCACCGCCGATCCGCAAGTAGTATACATTGTCAACACCGAGGGAGAACCCGATGACAGAGAACCAACCGACTGAAGAACGTGAACAGCTACAAAAGCACACGTTGAATTTGCGCGCAGGTGACTACGCCAAACTCGAGGCACTATTCCCTCGCACGAAAGCCGCCAAGGTTATTCGCAATATTATTTCACAAGTAGTTGATCGCGCCGAACGCGAAGTACCAGCTGCTAAAGTTGATGTCGATACGGACGAGGTATTGAAATGAGCACTGACTTAGCAGAACTATTCGCCCGTGATCCTCTACAACTTTCTGAGCAAGACATCAGTACAATCGTAGATGTATTCCGCGCACGCCGCCAAGAGTTTAAAGAAGACGAAAAGGCTGGCAAGAAACCAACCGCCCGTAAAGCAGCCGCGCCCAAAGTTAAGGATGACACTGCAAAAGTTATGGGTGAACTTGACCTTGATAAACTCATGGGCGACCTATGATCAACACATCATTCACAGAACAAGGCGATCAGTTCGCGTGGGATGCTACCTCAATCACATCAGCACAACGCTGCATGAGATACTATTATTATAACATCGTTATGGGCTGGCAGCCGCGCACCAAATCCGTTCACCTCCTGTTCGGTGGCTGGTTCGCATCTTGCCTAGAACACTTCCACCAGAACCGAGTCACGGGTATGACGTATGAGGAGGCCCTACACACAATGGTTCTCGAAGCCCTGACTGAAACTTGGCATCACGCCAAAGACGAGGAAGGCAATCGCGTTGCAGGTACCGGCCTTGCATGGGAAGCAAAGGATCGTTTCGGCGCACCTGAAAAAGGTAAGTCTCGCGAAGGCCTAGTCCGTTCCCTGATCTGGTATGTTGAGGAGTTCAAAGACGACAACCTCGAAACATACGTAACGGAAGAAGGCGAGGCAGCGGTTGAGCATTCATACAAGTTGCCAGTAGATAATGACGTGATTTTCACTGGCCACCTCGATCGCCTCACCCTCGAGAACGGCGTACCCTTCATCACGGATAATAAGACCACGGCAACTGCGCTAACCCCGTACTATTTCGAGCAGTTCAAAACCGATGGCCAGATGTCCATGTATACATACGCGGGCAGCATTATCTTTTCTATGCCTGTCAAGGGCGTGATAATTGACGCCGCACAGATCATGACTACATTCACACGGTTCGCACGGAGTCCAACCCTGCGCACCCAAGGCCAGCTTAATGAATGGTATGACAACACAATGTATACTATCGAAACGGCAAGGCATTTGTCGCGGGAGAAATATTTCCCAATGAACCTCGCGTCATGCGGCAACTACGGAGGCTGTCCTTTCCGTTCAGTCTGCGGTCGCGATCCATCCATCCGTCCTAACATACTGAAGGGCGATTTCACGAAACGCATTTGGGACCCGCTGATTGAGAGGTAAAATGAAAATCACCGCAGTATTAGGCGCTTGGGATGACACGGAAACAGCGCTAACAGTTACAAGCCACCCTAATCAGAATACAGCATTTACAACAACTGAGCTGGTATCGTTACGGATAGGTAATGACTCTATTATTGTTAAGGCTTCTGAATTGCGCCGCGCTATAGAAAGCTGTACTGAACAAAGAGGAATTACTACGGGTGCGCCCAATACAACAGGCATAGCACTCCTAAACAATGAAGAGGAAAATCCAGAATGACTAACACACCATTAAACTCCAAAGCGCTTAACAGCGTATTCGACGCAAGCACAACTTATATCCGAGGCATCGACGCCGCGATCAACGAGTGCGAAGCTAATCTCGCCAAGCTTAAAGGTATTCGCAGCCAGATCAAGCGTGAGTTCTTGGGCGAAAACCTGCGCAATAAAAGCGCCTTATCACAGGCGATGAATGAGGCTGGTCCTGCTATCACCACCGACGCCGAGGACGCCGCCGCTATCAAGGCTGTATCCGACGAACTTATCAACGTGCGATGAGTCGCCCAACCCAAATCTTTAAGAGAGGCAACATGGTAAAATTATCTGAAAGAACTAAAGCCAAGCTGGTTAAGCTAATCCTCGTCGGGGATAGCGGGTCAGGCAAAACGGGGGCGCTTGTATCTTTGGTACAGGCAGGGTATAATCTACGTATCTTAGATATGGACAATGGCTTATCTATTCTTGAGGAGTTGATTAAGAAACATTGTCCTGACCGCATGGACCAAGTAGACTCAATGACATTCCGCGATACATTCAAATCAACCTCCCAAGGCCTGAAAGCCGTTAACGCCAAGGCATTTGTGGGCGCAATGAAAGCGCTTAACACCTGGGATGATGGCACTGTACCTGCGGAGTGGGGCGACAAAACTATCTTCGTCCTTGACACTCTAACACATCTTAGCGGATCGGCCTACACATGGACCGATAGCTTGAACCCAAGCGCTAAGGACAAACGACAAACATATCGCGCTGCACAGGAAGCGATTGAAAATGTCCTGTCCATGATTACAGGCGACGACTTTAACACAAACGTTATCGTCATCTCCCATATCAAACGCGATGAAGTTAAGGCCGATGGTTCGGGTGGCGGTAAGTCCTACCCCTCCGCTGTTGGCCGCGCACTTGGCCCTATCATCGGGTCATACTTTGATAACCTTATCATGTCTCGTTCCAGTGGCACGGGCGATAAGATCAAGCGCACAATCAGATTAACGAGCACTGCGGAAATCGATTTGAAATCCCCAGCCGCTCTTAATATTGAGGGTAATGATCTGCCCCTCGAGACCGGTCTCGCCGAACTATTCAAGCAGATTAAATCTAACTAAGGAGACATATCTATGTCTATTAATTTTGAAGATGTACTAAATCAGGGTATTGATACAATTGAAAAACCACCTCTGATCCCGCAAGGTCCATACGTTTGGAAAGTTGCCAAGTATGCTCGCGACGTTGTGGGCGGCGGCAAGTGGAAAACAATTGACTTTACACTACAGTGCCAGGCTGCTGGCGATACAGTGGACGAAGACGAGTTGGCCGAGTACGGTAATCCAGCTGGTAAAGTCCTATCAAAGCGCTTCATGTTTAACGAGGAAGAAGAAGCAAACTTCCTTCGCACACTACATGACGTTAAAGTCTTCTGCCTTGATCATTGTCAGGCTGAGGTCGATCCAAACGCCCCATTGAAAGAGTTGCTTGAAGCAACTAAGGGCTGCATGGTGATGGCCGAAGTTAGTCACCGCGCTGACAAAGACGATCCTGAAAAGCAGTACGAAGAAATCCGTAAGACAATGCCAGCTGACTAAGCCAGCACTGTACCGGATAGGGAGAGGCTTTCTTAGGGGCCTCTCCTTTTCACCTTAACCCAATGAAAGAATTTAGTAAATGACTAGCGGAACATTCACCTCCCTCCCACTCGACTCCATCACAATCGAACGCGATGACAGACAGCGCAAAGAGTTTAAAGAGATCAACGCGCTAACCGAGTCCATCCGTCGTATCGGCCTGATCAATCCGCTTGTTGTGACAAGAGATAATGTGCTGGTTGCAGGTGAGTCCCGCTATCTCGCCGTAAAAGAACTGGGCCATGAAACCGTAGCTGTCCAGTACACGGACGAACTTGAGCCTTCCGAGCTTTACCTCATCGAGATGGAAGAGAACCTAAAGCGCACCGACCTAACATGGCAGGAACAATGCACGGCCTTTAAGAAACTCCACGCCATGTATCAAGAGAAACATGAGGACTGGACGCTAGAGAAAACATGCGTCGAGGTCAACATCGATTATCGTACGGGCTTGCGCTGGTTATCTATCGCAGATGAAATCGACTCAGGCAATACTGCAGTTATCGAAGCGCCGAAAGCATCAGTCGCCCTGTCCATCATCGATCGCAAGAACAACCGCGAGAAAGGCGACGAGGCAATCCTTGCTAACCGTATGCTTGCCGAGATGCTGGGCGAGAAGGTCCCAACCGTCAAGACAACTGCGGAAGTAAAAGAGCTTGAAGAGTCCGCGCCCGTATCAGACGAACCGCTCGCCCGTGCGCCAATTCTAAACGTGGAGTTCGCACACTGGCTTGACTCCGTTGAGGTTGTGGAACCATTCAACCTTATCCACTGCGACTTTCCATACGGCGTGAACTTTCAGGACTCTGATCAGTCCGCCCGTTTCGAGTACGGTTCGTATGAGGATAGCGCCGATGTATACTGGGACTTGCTTGGTACGTTGAAGAAGGCGATGCCCAAAATCGTCGCACCAAACGCTCATATGATTTTCTGGTTTAGCATGGACTACTACGCGAAGACAAAAGAACTACTTGAGGCAATGGGGTGGAAAGTTTCCCCGTTCCCGCTCGTCTGGTGGAAGTCTGACAACAAGGGTATCGCACCCGATGCCAAGCGCCAGCCACGCCGTGTATATGAAACCGCATTCCACTGTGTCCGAGGTGATCGCTTTATCGCGAAGATGAAATCAAATCTAGTCTCAGCCGCGAACGTAAAGACAATGCACGTCAGTGAAAAGCCCGTCGATATGCTATCGCACTTTATGGAGATGTATGTGGACGAAACAACTGTAATGCTAGACCCAACCGCTGGTAGCTGCAACGCCCTACGCGCTGCCCATCTCGCAGGTGCTAAGTCAGTCCTTGGCCTAGAACGAGATGAAAGCTTTCACGAGGCCGCCGTTGAGAAGTGGCACAAGTACGAGGACTGATACATACAACGACACGATGTCAACAACCATATGAGGTTTATCCAGATGACAAAGAACAAACACCTAGAAACAACACGAAGTATCTTACAAGTGTTTCAAAACCCTGAGCAGTGGACTCAAGGCATATACGCCGAAGATGTTAGTGGTTTCCCTGTTTCAGTATTGTCTCCGAACGCACGATGTTTTTGCCTGATCGGCGCGGTCATGTATGCGCTTAACACAGATGACGTTCATGCAGACGCTGTTAACGACTATGCAAAAGCAATCGCCCGTGTAATGAACTGGCCTACCGGTAACATCGGCGCAGGGCGTACACGCGAGACAAAAGCACTAGTTGTCTTCAATGATACTCACAGCTATGAAACTGTCATGAGTGTGTTAACTCATGTCGAAAGTGAGTTGTCTAATGCGTAAGGCTATCATCTTAACTGAACATACGACGAATGGGGATGACCAGTCCGGTGAACTATTATCGGATGGTGCAGGTCGTATGCTACGAGGGCTTTGTGAGAGACAGGGTATTAACCTTGACGAAGTCCTCGTACACCCAATCTTTAAAGAGGCAGGTTCATCTATCTTCAAGTACGTTGGTCCTCAGTCTCAGGGCATCCCGCAGTCCAAGTCCCTCATGAGTAAGAAGTACATCAAGGCCGAGTACGCCAAAGACCTAACCGCTACGCTGGACCTTCTCAAAACAGAACAGCCCAACCTCATCATCGGCATGGGCCAGCTTCCTCTATGGCTTTTAACAGGCGAACGTTCCCTGCGCAAGTATCGCGGCAGTCCGATCCAGTCCGAGTACGGCAAGATCATTGCCACATACTCAGCCCGTTCCGTTCAAGCCGATTTCAAACTCCGCCCAATCATCGAGGCGGACTTTGCCAAATGCGGTAAGGAACAGGAGTTCGCGGGTGTGCGTAGACCGCAGCGTGAATTGTGGATTGACCCAACCCTTGAGGACCTGCGCCTCGTCAATGACCGCATCCTTAACTGCGACATGCTATCAGTCGATATCGAAACCAAGACACCACAAATTACTCACGTGGGTTTCGCAACCGATCCCTCATTCGCGATCGTAGTCCCATTCTACACTCGCGAGAAACCATCCCGCAACTATTGGTCTTCTCATTCTGAGGAGGTACGGGCTTGGGGTTACGTGCGCAACTGGTGCTTGAATGCGAAGAAGATTGTAGGGCAAAACTTTAACTACGACATGGCTTACCTCTGGCAAGAGTACGGGATCGCCCTACCCAACGCCACCGAGGACACCATGCTAATGCAACACGCGCAACAGCCCGAAATGGAAAAGGGCCTCGGCTTCCTCGGTTCACTTCATTCCAACGAACCACAGTGGAAGTTCATGCGCGCCAACAAAGACACAACTAAAAAGGAGGATTAAGATGTTAGAACTACTATTCGCTTTCGCCCTCATGCCTTGGATTTTATTCCTCGCACTTATCGCGCTATGCACACTATCCACTGCACAAGAGACAACGTTTTGGGCAGTCGCTGGTTTCATAGTCTATTCGTTTATTGCGCTAATAGCTTATGATGCGGGTCCGATCGACGCTATCACAAACGATCCATTCGAGGCGGCATGGGTAACATTCAGCTATCTCGCTTGCGGCGGTATCTGGTCCCTGTTCAAATGGATCATGTACATGAAGTCTGATCACATTAAACACCAAATTAAATTGGCGCGCGACGAGTCCCACATCACCGATACAATCCAGTTCTTTGAGTCCAATGACTTCCCGTACCAAGCCCGCGCTGCTTACAATAAAGACCGCATCTTCAGCTGGATTATTGCATGGCCGCTATCAGTTATCGGCTACGTGGTCGGCGATCTATTGACGGACGTATTCAACTGGGTATGGAAACACATCGTTGGAGTCTACAATACTATTACCATTAACCTGATTGGAGAGTGAGATGACCAGAGACGAATTTAGCTTATTTCTTTCATCAGTCGCGTTTGGTTTTAGCGGCGCAGTTTTTATCACAGTTTTATTTAGGAGGTAGGTTCTCATGCCAGTATTAGATATCGATATAAAAGGGCTTGACATTGAGGTCTTAACTGACGGTGTTATCTTCAACAACAAACTGAAGTTGTTACGTCCTAAAGCTTGTCCGCCTTCTGAGTGGATGGAATTTTGGGAGCGCTGTGATATCCACCACGGCCAAGTACAGACGGTAGTTCAAGATGGACTGCACCTAGTTAACTTAGACGATCTATAGGGAGGGACGCATGATATATTTAGCAGGACCATACTCACACATCAGTCCAAAGGTAGAAGCCGAACGCGCTGAGGCGCACAAGGAAGCCGCTACCATGCTGATGAAAGAAGGGTACACAGTCTTTTCCCCGATCGTCTATGGCGTTCAGTTCCTTGATTGCATGGACGGAGACGCGCAGTCATGGGCAGATTTTAACACTCACATGCTGACGCATTCAGACTACATCGTATTACTGGATCATATGCCAGGGTGGAAAGCTTCCAAGGGCGTGATCATGGAATTAAAGCTGGCAATCGAAACGCACACCACGGTCAAGGTTATTCGCGCAGACAAGATCGGTCGCCTTATCCTCAAGAACATTCACTTCAACAAGGACATTGCCCCGTCAGACTCAAGCACATTCGAAACGCAAAGTGTTTGCTCAGCTATTTGGAAAGGATATCAGTTATGACACCGGAACAAGCCGCCGCTTTTATTAACGCACAAGCAGCCTGCGCCAACGCAGAGATTGCAGCAATGCAGACACATAATAAATTATATTGGGAGTATGATCATATAGCTAAACACACCGCAGAAGATTTTGAATGTATAATTGATAAGTACGGTATTTCTCATAACGCAGTGTTAACACTATTTGAACAGCATGGAGGCTAAACCAATGGCTACCATTATCCAAAACGCAGACCTAGACGAGCGCACTCTTGCCGCCGCGTCACAAGATACCAAGGACCAAATCTATAACGCCCTTGACTGTTGCCTCACACACGAAATCCATACCGCACTCGAGGCACAACAAACCCCATCATCGCGCAAGACCTATGCCTTATCATTAGCCTTGCGCGCACCAGTCCTAGAGATGAACCTTCGCGGTATCCTCGTCGATACCAACACACGGGACAAGGCACTCGTCAGCATCCGTGGAAAAATCTCTAAGGTAAACACAATCCTGAAACGAGTATGCGAGGCATTCGGTTTTGAAAACTTTAATTACAATTCTCCAGCACAGTGTAAGCTTCTCTTTTACGGTGTGCAATACCTCGATCTTAAACCCATTCGCAAGCGTAACGCACATGGAGTCATGGCACCAACAACAAACCGAGACGCCCTCGAGCGTTTGTCTTCATATTACTACGCGGAGTTCTTCTGCAACGCCATCCTCACTCTTAGAAATCTCGATAAGAAACGCCAGTTCTTCGAAACCGAAATCGATAAGGACAACCGCTTTAGATGTTCCTACAACATAGCTGGAACTAACACGGGCCGCATGTCCAGTTCCTTTTCCGACTTCGGCACTGGCAAGAACATGCAGAACATCGACCGTGAGGAACGTGATTGTTTCGTCGCAGACAAGGGTATGAAGTTTTGCAACATCGATCTGGAGCAGGGCGATAGCCGAAACGTTGGCGCGATCTGCTGGCAATTGTTCTATGAGTCACACGGCCCTGAGTTTGCGGGCGCTTACCTAGACGCTTGTGAGTCCGGTGATCTTCACACAACCGTTGCGAAGATGACATGGAATGAATTGGACTGGCCCGAGGACATGTCCGATCTAGCCCAAGCCCGTCTGGTAGCTGAACAACTATTCTATCGCCAAGACAGCTACCGTCAGATGGCGAAGAAGCTAGGCCACGGCACAAACTACCTCGGCACACCGAACACAATGGCGATGCACACGAAGACACCAGTCTCTATCATTAAGGAGTTCCAAGAGAGATACTTCGGCGCGTTCCCTTGCATCCCAGCATGGCATCAATTGCGCAAGAAGCAACTCGAGGAAACATTCCAGATCGAAACCCTCATGGGCAGGAACAGAATGTTTTGGGGACGGGCGACTGATCCAAACGTCCTCCGCCCCGCGATCGCATATGAACCACAATCCCTCACTTCCGACGAGATCAACGAGGGCATGTTGCAGTTATGGCGAGCGGGTAAGCCAATTCAACTCCTATGTCAGGTGCATGACTCAATCCTCTTCCAGTACCCTGAAGAGTTAGAAGAGGTTATAATTCCGTGGGCATTGGCTACCCTCCCAGTCAAAATCCCACTGGTCGGCGGGAGACAGTTCAGCGTACCCGCCGACGCTAAGATCGGGTGGAATTGGGGTGAGGTTGAATACAATCTTGACGGTACGCCTCGAGGCAATCCAGACGGCCTCATCAAATGGAAAGGTCAGCTCGACAAACGCAAACGCCTAACCATTCCGAACAAGAAGAAAAAGCTAAGACTTGAGGACTACCTTTAATGGCCCGTAAATGCGCATCATGGATTGAGACTTTCATAAACTATTCTTGTCATGGAACCTCACCAGAAATTTTCAGCCGATGGGCGGCTATAGCAACAGTTGCAGGAGCATTGGAAAGGCGCGTAGGAGTATTTACGCGCCAATCTATGTTATACCCTAACCTGTATACGATCCTGATTTCACCACCTGGAGTCGGCAAGACCGCCCTCACCAAGTTGGTTCATGAGATGTGGTCCAGCCTACCCGAACACCACGTTGCCCCATCCAGTGTAACGTCCGCTTCTCTTGTGGATGACCTGCGTGAGGCAAAGCGCAACATCATTGTGGCGGGTGGCAAGAATGAGGAGTTCTGTTCGCTAAAGATTTGTTCCAACGAGTTGCAAGTTCTTCTCCCTGCATACGATGCGCCGATGATGGGCAAGCTTACAGATATCTATGATGGCCACCCGTACTCGGAGTCCCGTAGAAGCGGCGATGGCAAGAACACATTCACCGTTCAACGCCCACAACTTAATCTACTCGCAGGCACAACACCTGGACAACTTCACTCAGGTATGCCAGAGGGTATCTGGTCGCACGGCTTTATGTCACGGGTGATCTTAGTGTTCTCAAGCGAGATGCGTAAGCAGTCCTTATTCGCGGAAGTGGAAAACAACGAAGCGATGCTTGCTGATCTTAAAGAGGATTTGCGCGGGATCGCGGCATTAACGGGCCGTATGAAATTCACACAAGAGGCCGCAGAAGCGATTGACGCGTGGCAAATGGCCGATTGTGTACCGCAACCAACGCACCCCAAATTGTTCAATTACAACACGCGGCGCACGGCCCATATGCTTAAGCTTATGATGGTTGCCAGCGCGTCCCGTTCCGACGAATTGATAATTGAAGAAGATGATTTCAACACGGCACTAGGATGGCTTATCGAAGCCGAAGAATACATGCCTGAAATATTCCGTAGCATGGCCGCCGAGAACTCAGACAACAAGGTTATCGAGGACGTCTGGCACTTGGTCCACTCATGGGGGATTAAGAAGAAGGGCGAGGGATTGCCGAAGACTGCCGTGATGCGCTTCCTACAAAATAAGGTCCCGTCCTATCAGATCGAGACCATTATCAGAACGATGACGGAGAGTGAGATGCTGAAATCCAAACACGTCAGCGGTAAGGGGATCGTTTATACAATCGGGTCAGCTGCTTTCAACGAATATTAAAGTCATTGCTTTTCTTGCGCACGACCTTGCCTGAACCGATGTTGAGGTCCCAGCGCGTTACAATACGATACGTCCCACTAGGTATAATACATGTGTCTGAGTTCATCCACCAACTTAAAGATAAATGTGCGGGTAGAACTGCATCCGTGCTATAATCATTCGATCCTCTACGCGCACAGACCAGTGCATAACGGTTCCCGCGTTTCGCCTCCAACTCCACAATCCAGTCCGCAGCGAACGGTCTCTTAATATCCCTGTCCACATCCATAAGTACATAGTCAGTATCCGGCGGTCCATTATAGACAAAGATGCTATCCACCTCTAACCATTCCGAGGCCGGTATCAAATCCACCACCTTCATGGGATTAACCACCAAATACCCTGCACACAAAATAATAATCCACCACGCCTTAACCGATAGCGTGATATGATTTTTCATCTCCATTGCTTTCATGGTCTTAACCTTTTCAGTATGTTCTCCAGTATTTTCTCTGGAGTTATTGTTTGTAAAGCGCGGATAAAGTTCTCCCCCGCGATTGTTAAGAACGAACCAGTCGCCATGATATAAGCTGAATTGTCAGGCGTGAAGTCCGCATAATCGATAACAAGAGGGGTGAAGACAATAGCTGTCAACACCCCTGTACATGCACTAACCAACGCGCGAAATATACCCTCAAATTTTGTGGTAGCAATTTTAAGCGCTGCGGATATTCCCAGCACTATTACAAATTCCCACGTCAGATAGCCGAAGTATTCCATTACTAGCCTCTTTTCTTAATAAAGCTCTTAACAGTGTGTCCACCTAAGTAGAGTGTCATGTATAAACCTGTTACCGCGAAAAGCATTTCCAGATCAACGGGAGGTAGATTGTCCGTCAGAAAAGCGTTAACCACACTCTGCGCGAACAATGCCCAGAACCAGAGGAAACCTAAAAGATGCATCATCCCAGGTCGCCAAGCCCAGGTCCACCACGGACCCTTTTCCATCTCAGCTATCATAAGCTTATTAGCCGCTTCTTGAGACCGCACTTCCAATTCGACGATATCCGCTGCCTCGTTCTGTTCAACGTAGGTCACGGCCTCTTCAATAACTTTGGGAGGAACAATCTCGCCCGTAGCGACAGGCCCGTGTGTTGCTTCAACACGTTTACTAACTGCGTCCACAAGTCCGTCCGCAATCTTACCTCCGATACCACCAGCCTTATCGCCCAGCTTATTACGGAGGAACTTTTTGATAATCGGCATCCCCAGTGAGGTTGCCACTTCCAATACTACTGCACCTGAAATACTCATATCATTTACCTTTCCCAAATAGTGCTGCAATGAAGTCGACGAACAGTTCAGCCAGACCCTTTTTCTTTTCTGGCACTACTGGCACATGATCGATCGGCGGCGTAGGGGCAGGCACGGGTGCAGGCATCTTCCGCTTTAACTTGCCATTGACTGTTGCCACTTGCAGCGCTTTGTGAAACGAGTTATAATACTGGCCGATCAATTGCCACTTATCTGTGATGTTAACTGTACGACGAGCGTTTCGTAAATCCAGCTTATCGTCGTTAATGTAAAAAGCTAGGCCATTTCCGCTACCATTCCACGTACCCGCCATTAAGCCACTGATAAGCACCTTTGCGGAGATAATCGGATCGAGCATTAGATCGGGGTTCTTAAACAGATCAACCCCTGCTACTTCACTCATGGCCTTATAGTTAGCTGCCCAAGTCAATTGCACATGACCTCGGCCATAGTACACATGGCCATAAGGAGGTATCGGCCTAACATATTTCGCAACCGCTGATTTCGGCCCACGTTTCTTAGCCAGTCTCTGCACGGCCCGTCTTGCACCCGCATCTGTCTTCGCAAAGCCCTCACGAACCGGAACCATCCGCGCACCAGTCTCATGATAGGCGGTAGCCAGCCCATAAGCAACGTGCCTA